TCAGCATAAATCACCCGTAGAAAATGGTTACATCAGTCTGGTTTGACAGCAGTGCATAAATTCCATTATAGGCAACAATACCCTCGCCCGGAATCAGCACAGAATTATTCTGCGGTACACCAGAGGTGGTAAGGGCTGCTGTATCAACTGAAGTTATCCAACGACCCGTAGTAAAGGTACAAGCTACGCTGGCAGAAATACTCCTGCTATTGATGTCAGTAACGGTGAAAGTATTGGCATCTGCAACCGTAGCTACTTTATAGTTGCCATTAGTAGCAGAAACACCACCGGACGTAGCGAAGGTAATACCTATCTGTTGCCCAACTTTAAAACCGTGTGCGCTGCTAACAACGGTAACGGTAAAGCCTGATTGTGAATATCCCGTAGATGCACCAACAGGGACAACCGTGGTGTCGTAGATATTAAGCGTTCCTGCGGTAGCCGAACCAACATAGACAAACGCTTTCAGGCGATACCGTCCAAGAACGGCAAAGCCAGAACTGTTAAGGTGTGCTGATAGTACGTCTGTTTGCATAGCAGTAATCTCCTATTATGTGAATAGGGGGCCGAAGCCCCCAGAAGATTAGCTGAACGGCGTAGCAACAGAGCCTGAACCTACAAACGAACCGGCAACTATGTATTTTGCAGCCGCAAACGGCATCAGTGTCAGACGGCTACCAGCAGCAGCGCCACCAGTGGTCGTTGCATTCAACGTGATAATAGTGCCAGCAGTTGAGTTAAACGCCATTGAAGTCGTTCCAGCAACCAAAATTTGACCTGTGTAAACGTCACTACCAGAGCAGGTAATGGTCTGGGCAGATGCGCCAGCCGAAGCTGCGGTGAAGATAAACGTGAAAACAACGCCAATGTTGCTCTGCGTATTGGGGTCGCTACCGGGGCCAGATGCAACAGTGTCAGCAGTCGCATTAACTGCTGGAAGGGTAATCGCGCAGGTAGCCGGAACCAGCAGGGTATGACCAGCGTGGGTGGCAACAGAGAGCGTTACCGTAGCGCCAAGGGTAATGAGGTTACCCGGGCCTTGGTTATACATGCCGTTAAGCGAACGAACGGGGCCGTCGAGTGTAGTAATAGCCATGATGAATCCTTTGTGTTGTAGCACATTCCCGTACCGTCTCTACAAAGTCTGCTGGGGCAGTCTGTACGGGTGAAAATTCCCAGATAACAGGAGGGGTTTTTACGCCCCTCCTTTACATCATACTACTATTAGCTGGAACCCGAAGCACCGAAAATACCAAGCGGGTCAGAAGCGCCGAAGCTGTAACGCTCACGGCTCTTATAACGCACGTTGCCGGTGTCGAAATCACCGTCCATCGAGTTTGCCAGCGGGGTACGAACAAAGTGCTTCAAGCCGTTCGGTACGTCCGTGCAAAGGAACCAAGCGTTCGTGTCCGTCAGGAAGTGGTTAACACGGTAACCTTCAGGAATTGAACCATTGTTCTTCAGCGCGTTGATGTCGTTGTTGTTGGTGCTAGTACGCAGTTCCGTTTCCAGAAGACGCGTAGCAACAAACATCAGGCTCGGGGGAACAATCAGCTTGCGGGGTTTTGCAGCAATGAGCAGACCGCGTTCATCCGTCCAGCCAGCGATCTGAATAACAGCGGCCTCAAGCGAGGTCTCATTCAGGTCAGCAGCACCACCCGTATTGCTGTTCGTTCCACCAGAAACCAGCGGATGCGAAGCAGAACACAGAACTTGACCGTCACCATAGGTTGGGCCACCAGCAAAAGCGCCGTTAAGGATTGCAGCAGCCTTAACTTGCTTGGTGTACGCCATAGCACGAGCCAAAGCCTTGGTGTAACGCGAAGACAGGGAGTCATACAGGTTGTCTTCGACAGCCTCTTCTGTAATCGAGAAACCAAGGGCAATCGTTTCGTGTTGGTAACGTGCGGTAAAAGCTTCTTGGGCGTTGTCGTATCTAATAGCGCTACCTTCATTCTTGACAGGAGCAGCCGAAAAACCCGACAGTTTCGTTTCTTCTTCAAAAGAACGCTCAGAGGTTTCAGTCTCGAAAATCTCTTTATGCTCTTCGCCGTATTTCGCATACTCCAAACCAAACAGAGCATTCAAGCCGGGGAGAAGTTCTTTAAGTAGTTGTGCGCGTGAAATAGCCATTATTTATCTCCTTACGCCAACGCCGTTGTGTTGCGATACAGGTGGGCGAATTGGTTCCAAGAAACCAAAACTTCCACGAACGAGCCAGTAACAGGCGCGGTATCGGGAACAACGTCGATGATTTTGACAGGAAGCGTAGCGGAGGCCACACCAGCATTTTTAACACCTTGCGTACCATCACCAGTAGCCGTGCTGCCTTTTGACGTTTGGTAGATGATATCAACGTTCCCACCCACCAGAGCGGCACGGTTCGCCTGACTAGCAGACGGAGCGGCATCAGCGGCGGATTGAATGGCAACTTGCATCACCAGATCAGGATCGTCAGCAATAAAGGCAACAGTGCCATCTACGCCATCAACCGCGTTGGAGATCGTGGCGGGGTAGTATTGCCCGAACACGCGCTGACCAGACGAATTGATGTAGCTGCAACCCATGAAAATACCAACAATTGCCGTACCAGTATTGGTAACAGTGTTGTTGTTGATGCAACCATTAGTAGACATGATCACGCAATCACCAAAGAAGATATTGGTAGCGTGACCCGACGCAATAGCCATCTGCCGAGTGGAGCCAGCGAAAACTTGCCCCCCTAGCAGATTTACGGGACGAAACCCGTAAGTGGCTGAAACAGTAGGATAAGCCATTTAAAACTCCTAAAAAGTTAAGTTATTTAGCCCCACGCCCGAAGGTAGTTTCCGATTTACGCTCTGAGAACAGAGGCATCCTAGGGTCGTTGGTCTTCATAAAGCTGTTATCGACGGCTTCAATTTGAGTGTCGTTTGCCTTCCTAAAATATTCTGCGCGTTGATCCATAAGTTCCTGTGGAATCTTGCACAGCAGCAAGCCGCCAATCTCGATGTTGCCTTTAAATTTGCTACCCGGGTCTGCGTACACTTGCATCTCTGGATGGTCTTCAGATTTGCATGGAACCCAGCCTTCACGAAACTTTGCAGACGTATTCGTTGGGTCAAACACCCCCATGATTGCCGTCCGTACCCACCTAAACGCCCATCCCGGTTGAGGAGTAGGGGTAGGCAGTAGTTGAGCAGGTGCCCACTGTTGTTTCCGTTGCGTAGTTTCACGAGTTTCTAACTCACGAGCCAGACGATTTTCAGCCATTGTAGTTCTCCAATTTGATCATTTCTTTCGCGTATGCTTCGTTGGTAAGGCCAAGTCTCTTGGCTATTGCAACTTGCGATGCGGAAAGCCTAACTTGTTTCGGCGCGGTAGACCGCGTTGCTGGAGCCACTACGTTTGCTGCTTTGCGAGGCGCAGGTTTATCTGCGTCCTTCGTTTGAGTCTGCTCTTCCTCAAAGTTCTCTGGGAATCGCTTCCTCATCGTTTCGTCAACTCGCTGGTAGTAACCATCACTACGAGGATCAACACCAGACCGGACTAGCTTTTCATGCAGACCCAATGCGAGGGCAGTCATCTCCTCATCCGCGCCAAACCAAGTATTCTTTTCCCGCCAGTTTTCGGCTTTAGGATCAGTAGCTTGTTGACGCGTTTGTGCCTGTTCTGGTTTCCTTTCTACACTCGTTTCTGTTTCTTGTAAAGCGGGTTTAAAGCGTTGATATTCTTTAAGTTTCAGTTTGGCATCCGTCATGGCCTCCTGAGCGTCCGCAATCTTATCCGCGTCCCCCGCCTCGTAAGCCTGTTTCAACTGCTCCCTAGCGGCTGCAACTTCGGAGTTAGCAGACTTGGTAACTTCCTCAACAAACAGTCTCTCACCTGCGCCAAGCCGTTGTTTTAGCTGCTTATTCTCTTCATGAGCGGACTGAGCAAAGCGCAAAGCCTCATCTTTTTCCCGTGATGCAGTCTCCTTGGCACGGCGTTCGTCATGCCATACCTTTTTCATCTGCCCAAGGCGTTTCTTTACTTTATCGGAATACTCTTCAAGATCGTCTTTTTCAAGTTCCTCAACGAGTTCTTTCGGTAAAGGCTCCCTGTTCCTATCCTGCGGGGGAGTATCGTCTACAATTTCAACCTTAATATCAGGTTCTACTTCTACTTCTATTTCATCTGGAAATTTATACTCTGCTTCAGCCATATAGCCTCCTATGCGTGGGAAAACCCACGGGGGTCAGAAACAACACCTTCAACGGTATCGTCGTTAATCAAGCGGAACTCCCTGTCGTGTATGCGAACACGCGTACCAGCGTAAGGACGGGTAAGAACAAAATCACCCTCTTTACACCAAGGCCCGGTTGGAAACTTCTCCTTGTCTGCGTAAGCCGTATCACCCAGCTTTACAACAAACAGAACATGAGTAGTCAACTCCTCCCGCGCCGCAGTTGCCTCCGCTTTGAGAATACCGCCGTCATACTTAGCTTCAATGTGCGGCACCATGCAAAGGATGCGATACCCTTTAGGCTCCGGTAGTTGTTTAGCTTTCTGTGCCGCGTCTAGCTGCGTTTCCTCTACGTTTACATCACTCATCGTCTTGCTCCAAACGTTTTGCAAGGTCTATTATGGTTTGCTTTGCGTAGTCCAGACCCTGAATGACCCCGCAAAGTTTGTGATACTCACTAAAGTCGGCAAGCTGCCCCCGACCTATAAACTGCTCTAGTTCTGTGCGCCGTTCATCGAGTTTGGAGACGATGTACTCAAGCGTTTGGCTGTCGATCATTGTGGTTTATCCCCCCGCTGCATCTGCGCTTTATGCTTGGCGATGTCCACACCCATGCGTACCCCTTCCGCTTCTTGCTGCGTGGCTAACTGCGCTTTGTGTTTCTGAATCTCTACGCCTATCCTCATACCATCGGCTTGCTGCTTCGCATCGAGCGCAGCTTCCTTGAGTTTGAGTTCGTCGGCTTTGGCAGCAGCGTCCATAACGTCTTTCTTCTGCTTGCGCTGCACTTCCTGCATCTTGATCTGCAACTCTTGCTGCTGCATCTGGATGAGTGGGTCTTGTGCTTGCTGCTGTGCTTGCTGTGCC